TCTTCATTTCGGACACCGCACTTAACGAAGCATTCGTGGAATGCGTACCAACCGAACGGACTTTCGCCGTTCCCTCAAAGGATGTTTTCTATGTCCAAGCAAAACACCAAATCCAAGCCCGCCAACGGAGAAAAAAACGTGAAACGCTATAAGCACAACCTTAGCAACTACAAGCTATTCTCTTGCGACATGGGGGAATTGGTCCCCTGTGGTCTTACGGAGGTATTACCGGGTGACTCGATACAATGCGCAACAAACGCACTGGTCCGAGCATCGCCTCTGCTTTCTCCTGTTATGCACCCTATCATCTGTCGCATTCACCATTGGTTTGTCCCACATCGTCTCGTGTGGGAAGACTGGGAGAAATTCATTACCGGCGGACCGGACGGAATGGACGCATCTGTTTTCCCAACCGTTGCTATGCCAGCTTCCACCGGCTTCGCCGTGGGATCACTGGCAGACTATTTCGGAATACCAACCGGTGTGCCTGACCTGCCAATAAGCGCACTACCGTTCCGTGGTTACGCAATGATTTACAACGAGTGGTATCGGGACCAGGACCTCATTACACCGCTGACTATCGACAAAACGAGCGGCCCCGATACCACTACCAACATGGACCTTCAAAACTGCGCCTGGGAGAAAGACTACTTCACGAGCTCCCGCCCCTGGGAACAGAAGGGTCCTGCTATCACCGTGCCGCTAGGCACGCGTGCCAACGTCAAGGGAATTGCCATGAACGATGGCATGACCTACACCGACGCCGCCAGCGGCAATGTGGAAAGCGGCGGCGCCGCACCACCAGCGGGCAGTAACTGGCGGGTCCTCGGCAGCGTCAACAACATGGTCATTCAAGGAGACAACACCAGCAAAATCCCCAACATCTACGCTGACCTAACCAACGCCTCTGCGGTGACTGTTAATGTGCTCCGCGAGGCGTTAGCCCTGCAACGCTATGAAGAGGCAAGAGCTCGCTATGGATCACGATACCCCGAATACCTCGCATACCTCGGAGTTAGAAGCTCCGACGCCCGTCTCCAACGGCCCGAGTATCTTGGAGGCGGTCAAAACCCTATCCAGCTATCAGAAATTCTGCAAACAGCTGCTGACGGGGCGAACCCTGTCGGAACGCTCCGCGGGCATGGAATATCTGCGATGCGCTCTAATCGCTTTCGCCGATTCTTTGAAGAGCATGGATATGTCATTACCCTGCTCTCAATCCGACCCAAAACCATCTACGCAACTGGAATTCCCCGAACCTTCAACCGGCGCACCAAAGAGGACTTCTGGCAGAAAGAGCTCGAACACATCGGGCAACAGGAAGTCCTCGTCAAAGAGGTCTACGCAGCCGCAGACGGCGCGCCACTAGGTCCCGACGATACCTTCGGCTACCAGGACCGCTACGACGAATACCGCCGCCAGGAGAGTACGATTGGCGGCGAATTCCGCACTACGGATCTGAACTACTGGCACCTCGCCCGTATCTTCATTTCGGACACCGCACTTAACGAAGCATTCGTGGAATGCGTACCAACCGAACGGACTTTCGCCGTTCCCTCAAAGGATGTTTTCTATGTCCAAGCAAAACACCAAATCCAAGCCCGACGACTTGTCTGCACAAAGGGCTCCAGTTTCATCTTCTAATCACGACACAACGCGCAACGTCTCCGACGACAATTCAAAGGCGCGTATCAAGCACGATGAAAATGGAAACGAATACGGCGACCCCACGCCTATGGAGCCACCACTAGGCTACAAAAAGTCGCTGTCACTATCTGAGCAGATTGCTCAGCAGGTCCGCATCCAGCATCTGCGTATGCTGGAAGACGCGGCCCTCGAAGAAACCGAGGAAGAGGCTGACGACTTCGAAATCGGTGAGGACTACGAACCGTTATCCAAATACGAGAATGATCACATGCCTACTCTCGCAAACCTGAAAAAGCGCGCTAAGGAAATCAACGACCAGATTGAAAAGCGCAAACTCGAACTCGCGATCGATCAACACAAGGATCGTATCGCGAAGCACGAAAAGAAAGCCGCCCCAGAGGTGGCGCCGGACGCGCCGCCGCCGGCGCCAGAGGCGCCGGACTTCAGCGGCTAGCTTCCCTTCACTGACCTGGCACTACCTCACTAGGCCTCCCGGAGCCGACCCCTCACAACACGGGGGTCGGCGAAGGGAGGCCTCTTGGTGAGACCCCCACTTCACTTCCCGATAGGGATCAAGCCGCACTACCCTCCGTGTCGAGAGGGTGTGCGGCTCTTCACTCCGCATACCGTCGAAGAGACGGAGGGACCCGGCGCGAGCCCGGGCCGCAGGCATCGGCCCAAACCCCTATCCGCGTAGTATCCCCTTGTTATATACTACGCTAGGTGACAGCCACCCCGGCTGCTCACCTCTAGACCTGAGGCACACCCCAATGGGCCGAAGAAACTCCAAATCTCACTCCCGTAAAGATCACGCGCAGCGAGGTCCTATCACCACTACCTCTACCGTTCCGGTGCTGCGCACAATCCATCTATTACAACAATTGGAGTTACAAGATCATGCGAGCCAAACCCGGCGAGCTCCTCAAATCCCCTCGCGCAAACGCTTCCACCCTTATGTCTTCACCACCCCTAAGACGCTTGGAGGACAACCTGCGCGACTTAATCACAATCGCTTACGAACGCTGTACCAATCGCCGTTCGAATTCGCTCATCCTCGCTCGGTTGGAATATGTCATCAGCGAAAAACAAGACGAGAAGTGCTTCATGCGCTTCGGCGTACTGGTAAAGGAAGCCGAGCAAAACGAAAACGTACCGCTAATTCTGACTATCATTGCTGAAACCGAGGAGGACGCATCATGCTCCCAGCTTTAATCGGCGCAGCCACATCGCTCGCAGGCGGACTGCTTTCCGCCAATTCCCAAAAGGAAGCGAATAAAGCGAGCGAAGCCCATGCCGCACGTCAGGAGGCATTACAAAAAGAATTCGCCCAATCGGGCATTCAATGGAAAGTCGCCGATGCAGAAAAAGCAGGCGTCCATCCGCTCTTTGCGTTGGGCGCAAATACTACAAGCTATCAACCAACAAATGTCGGAGGCGGTGCCACCGACTTCTCGTGGCTTGGAGAAACCGGCCAGAATATCGGCCGTGCTATCGATGCCACTCGCTCCACACCCGCCTCCGCAATGGCGCTCCAGCTCGGGAAAATACAGCTGGAAGGAGCGCAGCTTGATAACGAGCTTAAGCGTACTCAGCTTGCTTCCGCTATCGCCCTCAATAACCAAACCGGCCCACATCCCGGTTTGCCCTCCTTTGGAGATATACCCTTCATGGAGGGCCAAGGAGATAGCCCCATCATCGCGACCGTCCCGCCCGGGCATAAGGCCGTCCCCCCGCAATATACGGCCCCGGACCTTGCCCTATGGAACCGTCGCTGGGAACGCCGACCTGGCTCCTCTGACGCCCAAACCTGGGAAGACGTCTATGGCGACGAATCGGCCCTACCTGCTATAGTCAACAACGTGAATGGCTACCTGGATGCCATGCACAACTCCCACAAGTCGTGGTCCAAGCACGTGGGCTCTAAACTCCGGACCAGGGTAAACCCCTACAGCAACCAGCGCCCTTGGGCGCCAAGAGGAAGAGGCTACTAATGGCACGTCGACGCCGTCGGTCATCTCGCCGTCGTACCAACTCACGTCGCGGAGGGGCACGTCCCATCCGCATTGGCCGTCGCTTCTAGTTGAACTGCGAACGGCCTTACATCACTCGGGGAGGCGCCTACGGCTGTGGCCAGTGCCTCCCCTGTCGCGTCCAAAGGCAACGCGTATGGACACACCGGATAATCTTAGAAGCCGCTCTGCATAAGGAGAACGCCTTTGTCACACTCACATACGACGATCA